AAGCAAGGGTGCCAGCGGCGGCAATGTCACGACGTGGGCGGATCTGGTCGAGGTCTGGGCGGGCGTCAACGACCGGCCGGGCGGCCGCCGGCCTGCAACGCGCGCCGGTGGCGGTGAATACGTGGCTGGCGCCTATGAAGTGACGATCGGCTTCCGGCCAGGTCTACCGCGCAACATCCGCCTGGTGCTGGACGGCCGAGTGCTGACCGTGAACGACGTTCACAACCCGCGCCAGCGCAAACAGGTGCTGGTGCTGGACTGCGTCGACGGGCAGCGGGGAAACTCATGATCCAGAAAATGCAGGGGCTTGCCGAGCTGGCTGCCGATTTCCGCAAGCTGAGCGCGGGCGTTGAGGCGAAGGCAGCGCGCCGCATGGTCGCATCAGGCGCCGGCGTCGTCCGCGACGAGGCAAAGCGGGTGGCCCTGGGCGCGGGCCTGAAGCTGACAGGCGCGCTGATCCGCAATATCGCGATCAAACGCGAGAAGACGCCCGCCGGCCTGGTGCAATACAACATCGGGGTTCGGCACGGTCGCCACCTCACCGCCAAGGTCCGCCGCGGTGCATTTACCACGGTCATCAGCAAAAGCGGGCGGGCAGAACGCCGCTTCGAGAACGATCCGTGGTACTGGGCCATTCTGCACGGTGGGACCAAGGCGCACACGATCGTGGCGTCTCGCGGGCATGCGCTGAAAATCGGAAATCGATTCGTGCACCAGGTGAATATTCCTGCGATCGCGCCGGTTCCGTTTATCGCTATCGCCATGGAGCGCCAGCGAGCCAACGTCTTGCTCGTTTATTCGCAGCGCCTTCAGGAATTTTTGAGCACGGGGCGCTGATGTCGATAAAAACCGAGCTTTATGCCGCAATTTCGGCGGTCTTCGGGAACGTCCACGCGGTCGAATTGCCCGAGGATCCGACCTACCCGATAGCCGTGTTCGAAGTCACCTCCGACCCGGAGGAAGGCTGGTGCGTGGGGGGCGGCTACGACCGCCACGACATCAAGGTGGTGATCCTATCCGCCGATATGGACGCCATTGACACGATCAAGGCTTTGATTTCTGAGGCCGTGGCCGCTATTGACGGCTACTTGTGGGATGGCGACCAGGGCGACGCCGATTTTGAGGGCGATCCGAGCCTTTATGCCTATTACCTGACATTCGAAGCGCGCACGCGCAGATAGGACATCCATGACGAAAAAAACCATACCCGCGCCCGACGGTGCAGCCAACGCTGGCGCAGAGAATGCCGCGGTTGCGCCCGAGTCCGCGCCCGCGGCGCCCGACGAGTTTGCGGGCCAGGGCGGCAGCTACCTGAAAGACCCGGTCACCGGCGCCCGCGTGCTGGTGAACCGCACCGAGCAGCGCTGCTGCTGATCCTTTTCCCATAAACCGTTTTTCTGCCCGCCTCGTGCGGGCTTTTCTTTTTGAGGCCCGACATGGCAAAGAAAACCCGCAATACCCTGCTTCTGGCGGGGATCCAGACCGTCGCCGGCACGCCGCAAGCGCTGACCGGTGCCAACGCGATGCTTATCCGCAACCCGACGCTGACGCCGCTGAACGTCGAGACGGTGGCGCGCGACGTCATCCGCCCGTATTTCGGAAATTCCGAGCAGCTGGCGGTGACCGCCAACGGTTCGGTGGAATTCGAGGTTGAAATCGCCGGCGCCGGCGACGCGGGCACCGTCCCGGGCTATGGTCCGCTGCTGCGCGGCTGCGCCTTCTCGGAAACTGTGCTGGCCGACACCAGCGTCACCTACCAGCCGGTGACGAACAATATCGAGCTGGTGACCTTGCACGTGTACATGGACGGCGTTTTCCACCGTATCAGCGATGCACGCGGCACGGTCTCTTTCGACATCACCGCGAAGGGCATCCCGGTGATGAAATTCAAGTTCGAAGGCGCTTACAACCCGATCCAGGATCAGGTTGCGCCCACGGTCGGTGTCGATTTTTCGACGTTCAAGCAGCCGCTCGCAGCGAACAAGCGCAACACCCCCACCTGGGCACTCCACGCCTACACCGGCTGCTTGCAATCGCTCACGCTCGACGTTGCCAACACGCTGGTATGGCGATCGCTGATCGGTTGCGAAGGCGAAGAAATCACCGATCGCAAGCCCGCCGGCAAGGTCGTGCTCGAACTGCCGGCGGTTGCGGCCTTCGACTGGCCGAACAAGGTGCTGGATGCCATCACCGGGCCGCTCACCATCACACACGGCCGTGTCTCCGGCAACATCGTGAAGTTCGACGCGCCGGCCGCGCAGTTGACCAAGCCGACGTACAGCGACTCCGACGGCATCATCATGCTCAACGCCGATCTGAATATCGTGCCCGTCGCGGGCAACGATGAAATGACGATCACCGTCATGTAAACGACACCACAGCTCCACATGGGGCTGTGCTTTCACCCGGGGGAGACCCTGGGCTTTTTATTCCGCGCGTCCCATCCCAAGCCCGCCATTGAGCGGGCATTTTCTTTTAAGGCACACACCATGTTCTGCATCGCCCTCAGCCCCACGTACAGCCACAAAATCAAAGTCACCATCCCGACGGAAAAGGCCATCGCGCAATCCTCCGAATTCACCGCCATCTACAAGCGCTGCAGCAGCGAAGAAATTGATGTCCTCCGCGAAAAACCCGGCCGCGAAGTGGTGGCCGAGGTGCTGGTGGGTTTCGTCGGCCTGGTGGACGACAACAAGGAGCCCGTGGAATTCGATGAGGTGACGAAAGCCGCGTTGCTGTCCATCCCGCAAGCGCAGCACGCGTGCATTCTCGGCTTCTGGGAATCGGTTTCGGGCGGCAAGCAAAAAAACTGATCGGCGCCGCGCGCTTCTGGGCGGGTGAGCGGCCTGAAGCGTTCGAGATAGACGACACCGTCCTCGAGGCGCTGGCAAAGGCCGGCGCGCCCGCCGACGTTCTGGAGGCGGCAGAGGCGAATGTCGTTCCAGTCGCCTATGAGGTATGGGAAGACAACATGGAGTCGCTCCACCTCTTCCTGGCCATGCGCACGCAATGGCGATGGCTGGGAACGATGGGCGGCGCGGTGCGCACCGGCCTAGATTACACGGCGGTGATCCATACCTTGCGCGAGCTGGTGCAGAAGAAGGCGCGGCGCCGCGAGATTTTCCAAGACATCTGCCTGATGGGGGACGAGGCGTTGGCAGTATTCAACGAACAGTCCCAACGCGATCGCGGATAAATCCGCGGTCGCCCCGAATTCGATAGCCCGCCGAGTGCGGGCTTTTTCTATTGGTGAAATATGTCCGCTCTCGGCTCTCTCGTTGCCAGCCTATCGCTGGAGTTTTCCAGCTTCAGGCAAGGCCTGACGGCGGCCGAGCAGAACGCGACAAGTGCGTCGCAGGTCATCCAGCAGCGCCTGGATAATCTCGCCGCAGCGTCCGAGCGGATGGGTAGCCGCACCGCGGCGGCGATGGAGCGCAGCGCCGGCGCGATGGAATCGGTCTCGGCCGTGGCCGGCCGCCTGGGTGGCGTGCTCGGCAGCGTCGTATCCGCTGTGAGCGTGAGCCAGTTGGCGACCTATGCCGACACTTGGTCGAACCTGAATAATCGCTTGAAAGTCGTGACGAACTCGCAGGGCGAGTTCAACGCAGCGCAGTCGAGCATTCTGCGTATCGCGGCTGCGACGCACCAGCCTCTGGAAAGTACCGCCGAACTCTATCAGCGCATCGCAACGAACCAGGCGGCGCTGGGCCTCTCGGGCGCCGGAGTAGCGCGCGTGGTCGAGACTATCGGCAAGACGATGGTGATATCCGGCGCGAGTACCGCCTCCGCTGATGCCGCGCTGGTGCAGCTCGGCCAGGCGTTCGCTTCGGGAACCTTGCGCGGCGAAGAACTGAATTCGGTCTTGGAGCAGGCGCCAGCGCTGGCCAAGGCCATTGCGGACGGCATGGGCGTCACCGTGGGCGCGCTGCGCGACCTCGGCGCCGCCGGAAAGCTCACCTCCGCGCAGGTTATAGACGCGCTGAACAAACAGGCTGCGTCCGTCGATGCCAATTTCGCAAAGATGGGCGTCACCATCGGGCAAAGCGGCACGCTGTTGAAGAATGCGGCGGTCGAATGGTTCGGCCGGCTGTCCGAGACTAGCGGCGCAGCCGCCGGCGCCTCTACTGCAATCAGCGCCTTGGCAGCCAACTTCGGGCCGCTGGTTACCGCGGGCGCCGCCATGGCGGCCGTCCCGATCGCAGCCAAGCTGGTGAGCTGGGCCAAGTCGTCCTGGGACGCCAATGAGGCCGTGGTCGCGCAAGCGAAATCGACCATGCTGCTTGCGCAGCAGCAGAAGATTCAGGCCGAGACCGCACTCTTTCAAGCCGAGAAAGAGGTTGCGGCTCTCGCGAAAACTGCCGCCGGCCAAGCGGTGCAGACATCGGTATTGCTGGCGCAGGGCCAAGCGAAGGCGAAGGTAACCGCCGCCACCAACCTTGCCATCGAGGCTGAGACGCGGTTCGCGACGGCCTCCAGCTTGGCCGGCAAGGCGCTATCTTTCATCGGCGGACCGATTGGCCTTTTGTCGCTGGCCATAAGCGCGGGCGTTTACGCCTGGCAGGCTTGGACCTCGAAAGCTGACGCCGCGGC